GCATTCAACGCATTGCCATCGATGCCCCCGCGGCACCTCCGAAGGCAGGCGCTCGTGTATCCGAGGCTGAGCTTGGGCGCTGCGGCTTATCGTCCTTCCGGACACCTGCAGAACCCGATTGGGCCGGCATCCGCGAGACCTGCATTCGTCATCTCGATGCAGATGGCGCGTTGGCCAGGCTCCCGCACGCGAACAAGATCTGGATGATGTTTGGCTTCGAGCTGTTCGCCAGTCTGCGAGAGGAAAGCGCAGCGGAGGTCATTGAAGTCTACCCATTTGCGATCGTCCGGGCCCTTCTCCCGTCATGTGAGCACAAATCGACGGAACAGGGCTATCGAGCCCAACTCGCTGCGGTCGCTGCTCGCACCGGCTGGGATCCTGGCCGGTTGGAACAGCGGCTGAAAGGATCGGTGTCCGGCAGCCGGCACGATCGCCTCGACGCGTTTATGGCCGCCTGGGTGGCCAGCCTGCCGCCCGGAGGTCGGCGACCATATGGCAATGCGCAACAACCCGATGATTCGATCTGGGTGCCCGTATAGCGCTGTGCCTTTCCTGGGACGCGACCTTTGGGCTGTGGCGGTTCCAGTCACCTACGCCATTGTAATTGCGCCGCGCGCGGCGGCGACATCGGCGAAAATGCGATCATCGCCCTCCAGCACGGCGGCTTCGCCGGTCGTCTCCTGCCAGCGCCGGACGATGACATCGGCATAGGCGGGGTCGATCTCCAGCAGCGCGGCGCGCCGCCCTATTCGCTCCGCCGCGATCATGGTGGTGCCAGAGCCACCGAAGCAGTCGAGCACCGTGTCGCGCGGCTTGCTGCTGTTGCGAATGGCGCGCTCGACCAGCGCCACCGGCTTCATCGTGGGATGCAGGTCGTTGCGCGCCGGCTTGTCGAAGTGCCAGACGTTTCCCTGGTCACGCGCGCCGCACCAGTAGTGCTGCGCGCCGGCCTTCCAGCCGTAGAGCATGGCCTCGAATTGCTGGTGGTAGTCGGCGCGGCCAAGAGCGAAGGTGTTCTTCGCCCAGATGATCGTGCTCGACCACTTCCCGCCCGCCTCCTGCCAGACGCGATGCAGCGTCGGCCATTCGGAGGAGGACATGCAGACGTAGCAGGCGCCCTTAGTGACCGAGAGCAGGTTGGCCAGCGCCGGCCGCAAGAACTCGGGAAAGCCACCGCCGAGCGCGTCATTCGCGATGGTCATCTTCGCCGCGGTGCCGCCCTCATAAGCGACATTATATGGCGGATCGACGAAGCCCATGTCGGCCAGGTGACCGGCGCCAAGTGCGCGCTGCACGTCGGCCAACTTCGTCGCGTCACCGCAGAGCAGGCGGTGCTCGCCGCAGCGCCAGACGTCGCCGGCCCTGGTGACGGGCACCGCGGGCGGCGGTGGCGCCTCGTCGGCGTCATCGCCGAGACCGGCATCGGCCGCGGCCAGCAGCCGGTCGAGATCCATGCCGGAGAAGCCGAGCACGTCCAGGTCGACCACCGCCTCGTCGCGAATGCGCGCGATCTCGGCGGCGAGCAGCGCCTCGTCCCAGCCGGAGTTCAGCGCGATCTGGTTGTCGGCCAGGCGAAGCGCACGGGCCTGCGTGGGAGAGAGATGGCCGAGCCGCAGCACCGGCACGGAGGCGAACCCGAGCTGCTTCGCGGCCATGACGCGACCGTGGCCGGCGATCAGCACGCCCTCGGCGTCGACCAGCACCGGGTTCACGAAGCCAAACTCAGCGATGGAGGCGGCGATCTGCGCCACCTGAGAAAGCGAATGCGTGCGGGCATTCTCGGCGTAGGGGACCAGCGACGCCAGCGGCAGGCTGGTCACCACGAGGTCAGGCTGCATCGGCGGTGACCTCCTGCCTTGCCGCGACCACGGCGTCATAATCGCGGCCATCGTCCGCCAGCGTTACCGGCAGGTCGGGATGCAGCATGCGCCAACGGGCGATCGCCAGGTCGACATAGGCGGGTGCCAGCTCGATCGCGCGCACGCGACGGCCGGTGCGCTGGCCGGCCAGGATCGTGGTGCCGGATCCGCCGAACGGTTCGAACACGACCTCGCCCTCATCCGTGTAGGTCCGCATCAGGAACTCGGGTAGCACCACCGGGAACACGGCAGGGTGCTCGGTCTCGATGCCGCGGCCTTTGTGGCGGGTCAGGCGCAGCACGTTGTCGGGGATCCGGAAATCCTGCACCGGCAGGCCGGCATGCTGGTATTCCGAGATGGTTCCATCGGCGGCGCGGAGCCCACTGCCCTTGTTCGGCGTGCCAGCCCATTTGCAGGGCACGATCTTGTTCGCCTGCCGGGCCTGGCGGTTGAAGTGGAAGACGAACTCGTAGGCCGGCGCGAGGCGGCCGTTCCAATCGCCGGGCAGGCCGGGTCCCTGATCCCAGGTGTACAGCCCGAAGCGCCGCCAGCCGCGTGCGCGCATCCAGTCCAGCCAGCCTGACCAATACGGGATCCATTCGCTGTCGCGGTGGATCAGGCCGAGATTGACCAGCACCTGGCCTTCCGGCTGCATGGCCGCGTCGAGATACTGGAACACGCCCTGCATCAGGGCATCCCAATCCGTGACGCCGCCGGTGGTGTAGTCGCGCTGATTCCCATAGGGCGGGGAGGTAAACAGGAGCGCGGCGCGGTCCTGTCCCATCACGCGCGCCACGTCGGCGGCGTCGGTGCTGTCGCCGCAGAGCAGGCGATGCTCACCCAGCAGCCAGAGGTCGCCAGGACGGGTGACGGCCTGGCGCGGCGGCTCCGGATCGGCATCGGCGGGATCCTCCGCCGTCTCCTCCGCATCCGCCGCGCCAGTCGCGCCGTCCCCCTCGGTGGGATCCGCGGACAGAGCCTCGGGCGCGTCGCCGTCGGACACGGCATCTCCAGCCGCCGCGAGGATGTCCGCGAGCTCATCCGCCGAGAAGCCGAGCGCGCCGAGGTCGATGTCCGGCGCCGCCTGCACAGCGGCCAGCGCATCACGCAGCAGCGCCTGGTCCCAGGTCGCGCTCTCCGCGATCCGATTGTCGGCGAGCCGCAGCGCCTCCTTCTGCGCCGCGGATAAATGCCGCAGCACGATCACCGGCACCTTGGCCATGCCGAGCGCCGTTGCAGCCTCCAGCCGGCCGTGACCGGCGATTAGCACGCCCGCCTCGTCCACCAGCAGCGGGTTGGTGAAGCCGAAGGCCAGCATGCTGGCCTTGATCTGCTCCAACTGCTCGGCGCTGTGGACGCGGGCGTTGCCGGCATGCGGGCGCAGCTCCGCCACCGGACGCAGCAGGATCTTTGCCGCCATCCAGGGAAGAGGCATCAGCACCATCCGATATCTAGGGGGCGCAGCATGCGGCACGAATGCCGTGAGGCGGGGAAATGATGGTCCTGCCACCCGGAATCAGGTGACGCTGAGAATCACCATGCCAAACGTCGTCACAAGGCGCGCGAGATCGGCCCAATGACGCGGACCGGAAAACCGACCGGCGGAACGCCAGACGCCAACCGCGGCGACGATGTTGTAGGGCACCGACAGCACGTAACCGACAACCAGCGCCGCAATCGGTTGGCCTTGCATGATCAGGACCAGGAATCCCAGGCTTGTTGAGATGTTAACGGCCAGGCCACCGATCACCGCCCAATTCCAGAAGGCAACCTCGAGCGGCAGATGACCAAGCCAGAGGGCGTTGAGCCGTCTCATGGCGAGGGCGTAAGGGGCGACATGGTGCGCTTTCGGTTTGCGCCGGGGCGCGGGCATAGTTTGCGGCTAAGAGTTTGAAGCAGCGCAAGAAGACTGCAAACTGCAAACCACATTTTTCGCCTGGCGCTAGCGACGTCGCGCGCTTCCGCCCCCCGCATACAGCGGGGCCAGGAAGGACCCTGCGGCTCGAGAGCCACAGTGGCTGATCAGCTGGCGAGTGGCTCGGGAGCCGCGGTGCTCGACGCACCTTCTCGACGTGTCATCACCATACCAAACTCGATTTGCGCGCCGCCATGGGGTGAATTGTAACAGCGTGACCGGGACGATGCAGACCGCCCCGGCCACGCTGCATTACGCTGCCTTCGCCCGCGGCATCAGCCCGAAGTGCATCGCCAGGATGCCAAGCCCCGCGACCAGCATCCCGCCTGCGATTGGCTGCGGCACTGGCCTGCCGCTCCAGCCCTGACGTGCGGCCCATTCACGAACCGACATCTCGAGGCCCACGACGAACCAGACGCAGGAGCCGGCGGGGCTGTCGTGCCCACCCAGCGCGTCGAGAGCCCGCGCCACGCGTCGTCGTGCATCGACCTGGCGGACCGACATGGTGTCGGCGGTCGCGGCGCCGAGCCGCACGAACTGCGTGGTGGCGATGCTGTCCAGCGCGGCGCTGCGGAACAGCGTGCGAAAGATGCAGCCCGCCTCGTGCATCTGCGGCGTGATGGTGCCGTTGGCCAGCATCAGCCCGAGCGTGTCCACGGCGCGGCGATGCTGGACTGGGCTGCCGGTCTCGGGATCCGCCTCGCGGATTGGCTCCGAGAAGCCACCATGCTGTAGCCGCCACTTCGACGGCTTCGCCAGATCGTCGTGCTTCGGCTTCGAAGCCTTGGTCTTGCGCTTACCGGCCATGGTGGTTCTCCCCGTTGCGACGCCCCCAGCGCCGATTGGCTTCGTTGGTGATGGCCTGACGGAGCCAGTCGTCCGTGATGTCGGCGACAGGCAGGGCGGCGACGCCGTGCCGATGCCAGGCGGCGGCGCGCATGGCGTTGACCTCGGCATCGGTGGTCGTGCTGCGCGTGCCCCGGTCGAGACAGGAGCGGGGCGGCTGCGGTGCGCCGTGCATGCTCATGCGCGAGCTCCGGTGGGGTCGGTCGCCCAAAGCAGCAAGGCGATGGCATCCGCCTCGTTGTCGTCGGCCGGCGCGAAGCCGCGAGCCTGGATGGCGGCGACCATCTTCGCCTTGTCGGCATTGCCGCGGCCGGTGGCGTAGCGCTTGATGGTGCCGACTGGGACGCCTTCGTAGGGGATCTCATATTCCTCGCACCAGGCGGTCAACGTACCCAAGAAGCCGCCGTAGACGTGCGCCGCGTCGGTCCCCGCATGCGCGCGGACTTCCTCGAAAACGATCCGCGCCACACCGCCGGACAGAGCGGCGACTTCGCCCAGCCATCCGCGGAAGCGCAGAAAGCGCATCCCGCCGCCTTCGAAGCGTGTTGGCCTGAACGTCATGGTGCCGGAGGTGATGCCGCCGTCACGCGACCGCAGGGCCCATCCGGTGGTGGAGCCGAGATCGAGGGCGAGGACGGTGTGGTGCGCCAAGGCGATGGCGGATGGGAGGGCGATGGGTGGGCCGCTTGCGTGCGCGGCGGGCATGGTGAGAGTCGCGGGTGCCATGGTGGTCTCCGGAAGGGGATCGTCCTAGTGAGGGCGGCGACGGCGCGGTTCTTGGCGGAGCTCGCCGTCGCTGCCCGGCTTTCAGTCGATCGGGGCCTGGGCGGGCCGGTGCTGTGCGGACGGCGCATCACGGCACGCCATCCAGCCAGGCTGGGGGACCACGGGAGGATGGGGAGGGTTGCGCCGCATCCTCCCCGCAATCCTCCCCTCGAAAAACCAAGGTAGAATCAGGGTTCGGGGAGGATGGGGAGGAAGGGGAGGAAATTCC